GTGATCTCGATGCGGCGCTGCGTGCGATCGGGTTCTTCCGTGAGGTGTTGCACCTCGCCGGCGGACAGTTCGAGGGGCTGCCGTTCCTCCCGCACGAATCGCAGCAGTTCATCCTCGGCTCGATCTTCGGGTGGAAACGCAAGTCCGATGGCATGCGGCGCTTCCGCCGCGTTTACATCGAGGCGGCGAAGGGCGATGGCAAGTCGCCGCTCCTCGCCGGCATCGGGCTCTACTGCATGCTGGCCGACGATGAGGCGCGCGCCGAGGTGTATGCGGCGGCGCTCACCAAGAATCAGGCGATGGTGCTCTTTCGCGATGCGGTCGCGATGGTCGACCAGTCCCCTGCGCTCGCGGCGCGCCTGATCAAGTCGGGCGGCATCCCGGTGTGGAACCTGGCGGACCTGCGCACGGCGTCGTTCTTCAAGCCGATTGCGAGCGATGAGGGGCAGTCGGGGCCGCGCCCCTCCTGCGCGCTGGTCGATGAGATCCACGAGCATCGCAACGGCTCGACCTTGGAGATGCTGGAACGCGGCTTCAAATGGCGCCGGCAGCCGCTGCTCATCATGGCGACCAACTCGGGCTCGGATCGCAACAGCGTGTGCTGGCGCGAGCACGATCGCGCCATCAAGGTCGTCGCCGGCACCAAGACGCCGGATGACACGTTCACGTACGTGGGAGAGATTCTCGACGACGAGGAATTCGCCTACGTGTGCGCGCTCGATAAGGGCGACGATCCGCTCGAAGATCCCTCCTGTTGGGTGAAGGCGAATCCGCTGCTCGGCGTCACCGTGCAGGAGGAGCGTCTCGCCTCCGCGGTGCGCCAGGCGAAGGCGATCCCCGGCACGATGAACGGCATCCTGCGGCTCAACTTCTGCGTGTGGACGGATGCGGATCAGGCGTGGATGGGGCGCCCGGCGCTCGAAGCCGTGCTCGCCGACTTTGATCCGCGCTCGCACCTCGGGAAGTCGGTCACCGTCGGCGCCGATCTCTCGGGCTCGCAGGACTTGACCGCGCTCGGCTTCTGCGTGCAGACCGGCACGGTTGAGGTGCGACGCGATGACAAGGTCGTGCACCTGCCGACCTTTGACGCGTGGGTCGAAGCCTGGACGCCCAAGGACACGCTCTCCGAGCGTTCGCTCCGCGACCAGGCGCCGTACGAGGTGTGGGTCAAGGGCGGATGGCTGAACGCGGTCGAGGGCCGCAACATCCGGCTCGACTTCATCGCCGCGCGGCTCGCCGAAGCCAACACGGAATACCAGATCGCGCTCCTCGCCTACGATCGGTACGCCTATCGCAAGCTCGAACAGGAACTCGGTGACATCGGGCTGACGCTCCCGCAGAAAGAGCACCCGCAAGGGGGCGTGCGCCGCGCGAAGCCGACCCCCGAGGAGACCGAGGCCGCGCGGTTGAATGGCGTCGAGCCGCCGCAGGGTCTTTGGATGCCGGGCTCGGTGCTCGCGCTCGAAGCGCTGATTTTGGAGCGCCGCATTCGGCTATTGCGCAGCCCGGTGCTCGTCTCCGCGGCGATGGCGGCGGCCGTCGAGCACGACCCGTTCGATAACCGCTGGTTCTCCAAGCGCAAGGCGACGATGCGGATCGACGCGCTGGTGGCGCTCGCGATGGCGGTGGGCGCGGCGACCGCCTCGCCGATTTCGACGCCGTCGATTTACGAAAGACGCGGACTCATAACAGTTTGAAGGAGGCACGGGTGGTGGCGAGCAAAGTAGTCAGCGCCCTGCCCGCTCTCGCGCGCGATCTCTTCGGCCTGCTCGGCACCGGCCTGCTTATCTACGGCACCTGGCAGATTTATCCGCCGGCCGCCGACATCCTCGCCGGGGTCATGCTGCTGACGGCCGCGATTCTCCTCGCGCGCCGCGGTGAGACATGAAGGGCCTATTCGGCAGCATGGTCGGGCCGCTCACGCGCGCCTCGGCTCTGCCCTCTTACGGCATGATCCCGCCGCTCGGGAGCGTGCAGTCCGCGGGTGGCGTGTTGGTGTCGCAGGCGACCGCGATGGCGGTCTCGGCCGTGTATCGCGCGGTCTACGTGCGCTCGCACGACGTCGCGCGCTGCAAGCCGACGCTCTTTAGCACCGATGCGCAGGGCACGCGGCACAAGATCGACCCCAAGGATCACGCCGTCGCGCAGCTTCTTGTGCGGCCGAACCGCGTGCAGACCTGGTTCGAGTTTGTGCGGGATCTTTGGGTGGCGTATCTGCTGCGGGCCAATGCGTACGCGGCGATCCTGCGCGACAAGAGGGGCAACCCGAGCGAGCTAATCCCGATCAACCCGGATGCGGTGATGGTGCTCGAATCCTCCGATGGCCAGTGGTTCTACAACGTCAACCGCATCGGGCTCTTTCAGATCGCGATGCTGCGGGAGTTTCCGGTCGCGATCCCGGCCGAGGACATCCTTCACATCCGCGGCATCAGCTTCAACATGCTGGTCGCCGCTTCCACGATCGGGCTCGCGCGCGATGCGGTCGGGCTCGCGATGGCGCAGCAGCTCCAGGCCGCACGCTGGGTGAATAACGGCGCGCGCCCCTCGGGCGTGCTCGAATCGCCGAAGACGCTGAGCGATGCGGCAGCGAAGCGCCTGAAAGAGCAATGGGAACAGTTCTCCGCCGGCATCCAGAACACCGGCCGCACGGCGGTGCTCGAAGAGGGCATGCAGTGGAAGCAGCTGCAGCTCACCGCGGTCGACCTGCAGTTCATCAACCAGCAGCAGATGAGCGTGCAGGACATCGCGCGCTTTTGGGGCGTGCCCACGCGCAAGTTGATGCAGGCCGATACCACGCGCGGCTCGACGATCATCATGGAGGATCAGAGCTACGTGAATGAGACCGTGGCGCCTGACCTCGAGCTGTTCGAGCAGAAGATCGTTCAGACGTTCGCACTCGACGAGGAGGGGCTCGGCGTGGATCTCGACGAAAGTCCGCTGCTCCGCGCCGATCCGCTGACGCGCTACAACCTGGGCCGCATCGGCAAGCTCTCGGGCCTGATCTCCACCAACGAGTGGCGGCGCGGCGAGCGGCTGCCGCCGGACCCGAACGGCAATGCGCTCATGCAGCCAGTGAATTTGGCCGCGCTCGGGAGCGATGCCACGGGCACCGCGCCCGATGCGGCGGGCCGGCCGAAAGGCGGCCAGGAGCCCGCGCCCGGCGTGCCGAACAAGGGCGGAAGCGGCGGCAATGGCGCGGTGGCTCCCGAGGGCTCATTCCCGGTGCCGGCGACGCGCGAGCAGCCGCTTGAGGTGCACGTCCATATGCCGCAAGCGAACGGTAAGACGAAACCCACCAGGCGCACGATCAAGACCGAGCGCGATGCGCAAGGTAACTTGAGTGCGCGCGTGACTGAGGAAGACGCAACGTGAATTTTCGTATCGCCACCGTCGCGCAGAATGCCGTCGCGAATCAACTGCGCTCGCTCATCGATGCGAACGGCGGCGCGGGCACAATCAACTTCTACGACGGCACGCAGCCGGCGATCCCGAACACGCCGGTGTCGACGCAGAAACTTCTCGCGACCCTCACCTTCAGCAACCCGTCGTTCGGTGGCGCCTCGGGCGGCACGATTACCGCCGGCACCATCGTCGCGCAGAATGCGCTACGGAGTGGCGCTGCTACCTGGGCGCGGATCTCCGATGCGGCCGGCAACACGGTGTGCGACTGCGACGTCGGCACAACGGGGGCCACCATCAACCTCAATACGACGGCGATCGTCGCGAACGGCCCTGTGGTCGTGACCGTCTTCACCGTCAGCGTCCCGAGCGGGTGAAGTTATGACCGATATGAATGCAAGACAGCCAAAGCGCGCCGAGCTGTCCGCGCGCATCGTGCGCGCCGACGGCACCGTCGAGGAGCTGGGCGTCGTGTCCGCTTGGCACCGCAATCCACTCATCCGCCTCTGGTATCGCCTGCGCGGCATCAAGGGCCGTTTTAACCGCGTTCCCGCCGGATAGGAGCTGAACCGTGGCTACCGTCGTCACCCGCAAGGGCAAAGATATTCTGTCCGGCCGGCTGATCGGCTCGACGCCGACCCAGGCCGAACCCAAAGTCATCACCTGGGGCTTGAACCCCGCCGCGCTCACTGCCGCGGCGACCGACGTCGCGATGTTCGACGAATCGAGCGAGGCGCGAGTCTCGGCCACCTCGACGCAGCAGACGACGACGAATCCGAACGACACGTATCAGCTCGTCGGCACGATCGTAGCGGGCGGCTCGCGCACCATTCAGGAGTTTGGCGCGTTCGACTCGGCCACGCAGCCCGCGACGGCGGCGGTGGCCGCCGGTGGTGTGGTCGGCAGCAACAGCTCCACCACGCTAAACACGGGCTCGACCTTCACACCAGGCAACGGCAACTACATCCAGATCCGCACCGAGGTGATGCAGGTCACGGCGGGCTCAGGCTCGACGGCGCTCACCGTGGTGCGCGCGCAGAACGGCTCGTCTGCGATCTCAACCATCGCAGTCTCGGACGTGGTGACGCCGGGCAACATTCCCGGCACCTCGGCGACAACCGGCGGCTCGGAATTTGTGCATGCGGATTTCGCGGCGATAAACCTCAACACCGGGGACTCGATTCAGTTCACGCTGAAGGTACAGTTCACTTAGGAGTCGCCCATGCTCTCTCCCTACACAGGGCCGCTCGCGTGGGCGGGTGGCGATGGGACGGCGGTGGCCGCAAGCACGAGCCCGACCTCGCTTCTGACCTCGATCGCCGCGACCGGAAAGTGGGCGATGCCGGGAGGCTTCTTCATCTACCCCGGGCAGATGTTGCGCCTGTCAGCCTCGGGCCGCATCAGTACGCCAAGTTCCTCGCAAGGCAACATCACGTTCGACGTCGTGATCGGTGCGGTCAACGTCGCGGCGTCGCCGACTTTCACCTCGCTCGCCTCACAGACCAACATCACCTGGGAGCTTGAGTGGCTATTGACACTCCGCGCGGTCGGCGACGGCACGGCGGCCAACTTCATGCACACAGGCAAGTTCACGAGCGCGCTGGTCTCCGCCTCGGCGCTCCTCAACTTGATCCCGGCGACGGCTCCCGCGGTGGGTACGGGATTCAATTCAAGCGCGGCGGCGACGGTGGACCTACAGGTTACATGGTCAAACAACACGGCCGGCAACACGATCACGCTTCACCAGTACCTGCTCGAATCCATCAACTAAGAGCGAGCGCCGCCACGTGTGATGCGCCTTTCTCAAGTTGAAAGGCTGACCGTGTGGCGTACGTAAATTCCGCCTTTGTAAACGACCTAAGCTCACCACAGACGACCTCCTCGGTCGACATGGTGACGGGTGGTCCAGCGAACTGCCTGTTGATAGCGCTGTTCACTGAGAACAGCCAGCCTATTCAACCGTCTTCGGTCAGTGACAACAGCGGCAACAGCTATCAGCTGCTATTCGCTACCAGGGTAACTAGCGGCGCGATAACTGTTTACATCTGCACAAACCCGACGGTCACGACCACGATGACCGCAACGGCCAGTTATACCGCTGGCCTCGCTAACGTTTGGTTTGCCGGCTTTAGTGGTCGATCAAACGTGCAGACTGACCAGATTGCAACAGGCGTTAGTGGCGCAGGTACGAGTAAAGCGATTTCATTCGCATATCCATCTATTACTGGCTGTGATGCCATAGCAATCGCGGCCTACACGGCGACCGCCACGTCAACAGTCTGGACGGCTGGGACCGGCTGGACGCGCCGCACCGGGTCAACTAACAGCGTGGGTTTCGCCCAAACCCAGGACAACGTAACCACCGCTAGCATCCAAGATACGTTCAGTCTCAGCAAGACCGGCGTGTGCTTGGACTGCGTGATACTTCTGGCGCCCCTCGGCTACGGCCGCGTCTCGGGTGATCGGCAAGTTCCCGTTATCCCACCGAAGGCGCTGTTCGGCCACCCGTTTTTCGCAAGCCAGCACGCGCGCCCCTTGGCGTTTATCCCGGCGAGTCAGTTTCTGCAGACCTTGAGTGCCTCGCAGACGTCGTCAGCTGCGATGGGGCCTGAGCAAGTCGGCGCAATCCGCTCGGCGACGCAGTCCGAGTCGATGTCGCTGGCGCTTGCGCTGTCCGTGGCGCGCTCCGCCACGCAGACCACGGTTGCGACGTTCATTAACGCCGTGGCCCATGCACTTTCTGCGATCTCGCAGGCAACGACTGCGACGCTAACGCCCTCGCGCCTTTACACGCTGGCGTTGTCCGCCGCCGCCGCCTCCGCGGTGACACTGGTCAAATCTCTCGGAGTCGTGCGTTCGGTGACGCAAACGAGCGCGGCGAGTTTGGTCCGCACGGTCGCGCGCGCGCTCGCGGCGACGCAGGCGACCACCGCCTCGATCATCAAGGCAGTCGCACGTTTTTTTGCGGTTGTTGCTGAATCAGCCGCCTCTCTACTCGCGGAGATCGCCTCGCACCTGTTGACGCTCACCGCGAGTGTGGCCTCCAGCGTGAGCCTCGCGAAGGCGGTCGCCGCGGCGCAGAGCGTGACGGTGCCAACGGCTGCCACGTTCGCCAAGCTCGTCGGCATCATTCGCGCAGCCGGACAGGCGAGCGTGGCAAGCCTCGCTCGGGCTGTGGGCCACCTCTTTGCGGCGGTGGCCGAATCAACCGCCTCGCTTCTGGCGGAGATCGCCTCACACCTGCGGACGCTGACGGCCTCGGTCGCCTCTGCCGCGACGCTTGGAAAAACCGTTGGCGTGATGCGCTCGATCAGTCAGGCGAGCGCGGCGACGCTGGCTAAGGCGGTCGCGCTGGTTCGCTCGGCGAGCCAGGGGACGGTCGCCTCGCTCCTCGCTTCGCGGCTTTATCTGCGCGCCCTGTCCGCCTCGATCGGCTCGGCTGCGAGTCTCGGGAATCAGATCGCGACAACCTTTGCGACGGTAGCAGAGTCGATCGCAGCGCTCCTTGTCGACATCGCGACGCACCTCGTGACGCTAACCACGAGTGTGGCGTCCGCAGGCACGCTAGCGAAGCTGGTCGGCGTCGTGCGCAGCGCTGCCGCCGAGTCGGTGGCCTCAGTCCTTACGGACATCGCCACCCACATGCAAACGCTCGTGGCGAGCGTGGCGACGGCGGGCACGCTAACCAAGCTCGTTTCCGTTGCGCGCACGGTCACGCAGACGACGAGCGCAGCGGTCGCGCAGTTCGTCAGCGTGACGCTAAGCGCCTCCGGGGCGATGAGCACGGCGCTGGTGCGCCTGGTGGCCCTCACGCGCACGGCGACGGCGGGCACGCTCGCGACGCTCGCGACTGAGATCGGCGTCCAGATCGTGACGCTAACGACCTCGATCGCTTCCTCGGCCACGCTCGGCAAGGCGGTCAGCGCGACGCGCGCCGCAACGCTCGCTTTGACGGTGACGCTGCCGCGGGCGATCGCGACGCTCCGCTCGACCATGCAGGCGACGCTCGCCTCACTCCTCGCGCAGTCGAGCGCGGGCGGCATCACGGGGACCGGCGCTGCGGTACTCGCCGCGCTCGTGGCGGCCGGTTACGCGCTCGTCATCCCGCTCGACGTACTGGCCGGCGGGCTAGTAAGGCGGCGGCGCCGCACGATCGAGGTAAAGGCCACCGCACGGCTCGCGGCGCTGCGCGCCGGGGCACGCGGTGAAGTCTCAGAGCCTGAAGTCGAGTTGCCTCCGCTCCCGCTTCAGCGGGTGGCGGTGCGAGCGCATGCGCGCCTGGCACTCTCGCGCGGTCAAGCTCGCGCGGTCATTGGAACGCAGGGCGCGGCCCGCGCGAAGCTCCTCTGGACCCGCGCGCACGGGGCTGGCGTGCATGGTGCGGAGGGCATCGGCTGCTCGGTGTTGCCGCCCTTCACCGCACGCGGGCTCGCAAGCCACGATCGCACGGAAGAACTCCTGCTGTTGCTCGCCACGTTGTTATCCGAGGACTGAAGCATGACCATGATTCGCCAAGTGATGCCGGTGCAGATCCGGCCCGTCGGGGACGATGAGGTAGAGCTCATCATCAGCACCGGCCAGCTCGCGCGCGATGGGCACATCTTCATGCCGCAGGGCGCGCAGCTCGAAAACTACCGCAAGAACCCGATCGTGCTCTGGCAGCACCTCACCGAGCAGCCGCCGGTGGCGCGCGCGGAAACGGTGACGATCGAGGGCGACAGCATCGCGGCTCGCGTGCGCTTTGCCCCGTCAGGGATCTCGCCCAAGGCGGATGAGATCCGCGGGCTCGTCAAGTCGAACATTATCTCCGCGGTCTCGGTCGGCATCGATCCGATCATGACCGAGCCGCTCGACCCGAAGAAGCCGCGCGGCGGCCAGCGGGTGAGCGCGTGGGAACTGCTCGAAATCTCATTCTGCAACGTGCCGGTGGATACCGGCGCTGGCGTCACCGCGCGCGCACACAGCGATGACTGGAAAGTCTGCGCCTCGCGCACGCTCCCGCTCGAAGACTCAGACGAGTGGGACGCCGCGGCCGCCGAGACATCGGTCTTTGAGTGGGCGGGCGGCAATGACTTCGACCCCTCGCGCGCACGCAAGGCGTTTCTCGTCTATGACTCTTCGCGCCCGAAGCACCGCACCAGCTACAAGCTGCCGATCGCGCGTGCCATCGACGGGCGGCTAAAGGTATCGAAGGGCGCCATTCGCGCCGCGGCCTCGCGGCTGTCGCAGGCCGAGGTGTCTGCGAGCGTCAAACACTCCGCGCAAGCGGTGTTGGATCACTACATGGAGCAAGCCGGTATGAGTAAAGACACCAACGGCAACGGCGCCGGTAACGACCTCGTGGCGAAACACACGCGCGCGCTCGAAGAGGCTCCCGGTACGCCGAAATTCAAGCGCGGGCTCTACGAGGTGGCGAACTTCGCCGCGGTCCTAAACCAGCTCGGCTACATGCACGACGGGTGCGAGTACGAGGCAGCGCTTGAGGGCGATGAAAGTCCGGTTCCCGGCATGGTGGGCGAGGCGCTAACCAAGCTCGGGGCTGCGCTCATCGCCATGACCGAGGAGGAGGTGCGCGAACTCCTCGAGCACGTCGACGGTGAAGAAGACGCGGATTTGCCCGAAGAGGAACGCGCCTTCATCGCCGCAGGCGCCACGCCGCGGGCTCGCGCCTGGCGCCGCGGGATCGCCGTGATTCGCGCCGGCCGCTCTCTCTCGGCCTCGAACGAAAAGCGGCTGACCGAAGCCGACGCGCACCACGAGCGCGCAATGAAGCACCACCGCGCGCTCGCCGAACACCACGAGGCGGTCGGCGGGCACATGGAGACAGCGCAGGCCGCGCACGAAAAGGCGAGTAACGCCAACGGCGACGCCCAGGCGGCGCTAACCGCGGCCGGCGAGGAGCCCGACAAGGCCGACGAGCACATCAAGCGCGCGATGAAAGCCTGTCGCGCGTGCGATGGGCACTTGGAGGACGTGGGCGCTGCGCACGCCGATGCGCACGAGCGTCACCAGGACGTGACCGATTCCCACGCCGCGCTCGGCCGTTCGGTCAAATCCGCGCAGCGCTGTGTGCGCGCCGTCGTCGAGGGCGCGACCCCCGGCGGCGAGGACGCTGACGACAAGGACGTACAGACATCTGGCGGCGCCGGTGAGAGCACGGGCTCGAAGGGCGGCCGCAGCATCGATCCAGATTTCAGGCGCCGGCAAGCCGAGTTGCGCGAGTTAGAACGCGCAGCGTCTCGCGAGTAGGTCTCTCCTCTCACGAATCGATCTTTCGCCAGCGCTCGCTGGCCGCCCTACTTTTTTTGCCCTTGGGCAAGGCTTAAAGCACGGAGCCACAAACATGAAGGTCAGTGACCTTATCAAGCAGCGTGCGGCCGCCTTCGACGCGTTCAAGGTGCTGGCCGACAAAGACATCCTTAACGACGATGAGAAGAAGGAGTACGAGACCAAGCAACGCGCGGTGAAGGATCTGGACGACCAGATCAAACGCGCGAAGGAATCCCAGGCGCTTGCGGCCCTCGGAGCCACTCCGGTTGAGGGGCAGGGCATTCGCGTCGAGGCTGTGGAGGACGACCCCTACACCAACGAGGCAGTGGCCGTCCGCCGCGGACTCGGGACACACAAGGGCCTGCGCGCGATCGCCTGCGCGAAGCTCTTTTTCGCCTCGGGCATGAATGCAGAATACGCGCGGAATCTCGCGGCGCGCCGATTCGGCGATAGCCATTGGATGACGCGGGCGTTCGAGCCGCAGGACATTCGCGCCTCGGTCGAGCGCGCGCTCATCGCATCCGTGGGTGCTTCTGGCGGGTTCATCGTGCCGCCCGACTACGTCAACGAAATCATCGAGCTGCTGCGTCCAAAGGCAGTCGTGCGATCCTCTGGACCGCGAGTGTTGCCGATGCCGCGCGGCACGATGACCCTGCCGGGACAGAAGAGTGCAGCGACGGCTTCCTACGGCAACGAGACCAACAAGATCACGCAGAGTCAGCAGACGCTGAATCAGATCGTGGCGAGCTTCAAGAAGCTCACCGCCCTGGTGCCCGTGTCCAATGACCTCATGCGCTACGCCGATCCGGCCGCGGATGCGTTCGTGCGGGATGATCTCGTGAAGGTGCTCGCGCTGCGCGAGGATCTCGCCTTCATCCTGGGCGATGGCACGGCGGACACGCCGCGCGGGTTCCTCTCATTCGCCAATGGCTGGGTCGCCGCGAACGGCGGCACGACCGGCGCGTGGAGCACCACGGCCAACTCGACGGAAGCGGTGAACGGCACCGATCCGGCGAACAGCACCGGCGGCAACTTCATCACCTCGAATGAGACTTACACGCTCGCGACGGTGGCGCAGGAGCTGGGCGGGGCGGTGAATCGACTCGACACGGCGAACGTGCCGGACGACAAGCGCGTGTGGATCTTCCACCCGAGGAGCTACAACTATCTCTTCAACGTGCAGAATTCGCTCGGCGTGTACGTGTATCGCGAGGAGCTGCTGAGCGGCAAGCTCTTAAGCTATCCGTTCAAGAAGACCACGCAGATCGGCACCAACTACTGGGACGCCAACGGCTCGAACAAGGACTGCTCGTTCGTGTTCCTGGTCGAGATGGATGAAGCGCTGATCCTCGACAGCATGTCGCTCGAACTCGCGGTCTCGCGCGAGGGCATGTACGTCGATTCGACGGGCAACACGGTGTCGGCCTTCCAGAACGATCAGACGCTGATTCGGGCGATCGCGGAGCATGACTTCCAGATGCGTCATGACCAATCCGTCGCCATCATTCAGCGTGTGCGGTGGGCACCGGCGATCTCGTAACCCGATCTCGTAACAGCCTCATGGCGCGCGGGTTAGTCCCCCTTTCCTGCGCACTCTAGGGCCGGCGCCAACCGGCGCCGGCCCCGTTCTCTACAAGTTTCAAGCAGGAGCGATTTCACATGGGCGACATCATCCAACAGCGAAACATCGGCGCACTCATCGATATCAAGCGCCTCACCGATCACGGCACCTCGACGGCCGGCGGCACGGGCGATGCGACGTCCATTACGGGCATCACGATCGACCGCGAGGGCTTCGGCAACGGCTCGCTGCCGCTCTCGGCCTTGGCCAGCGTCATCTACGAGGCGACGCTTGCGAGCGGCGCCACGCTCTCGATCGGCTACGCGGTGCAGGACTCTGCTGACAGCAGCACCTGGGCCGATTACCAGACGGCGACCTCTGCCGTGGTATCGACCGGAGCCTCTGGCGGCTCGACCAATAAGGGCGCCTTCAACGTGCAGGTGAATCTCACGACGGCTCGGCGTTACGTGCGGTTCAACTACATGCCGACCTGCTCGGCCACGGGGACGGACACCACGTACTCCGATGGCGTCGGGGCGTTCGGGGGCTTTGATCGCCTCGCGGCGCCGCAGACCTGATGCGCGCGGTTTCTGGCACGCCTGCGAACGGCAACGCAGGCGTGCCGGATTCGCCGGAAGCCGTACAGGCTGAGCGCCTGGCGCGCGCGCGCTCGCGCTCTGTTTTCATCGCGACGCCGATCGCGCGGCAGCCGGCGCGCCAGTACACCTTTTCGCTGGCGAAGACGCTGGTTCATCTCGCGCAGCTCAGCATCCGATGCTGGATGCAGCAGGTAGTGGGCAACTCGAATCTCCCGCGGGCGCGCAATGAGCTGGTCGCTTCTTTCCTCGCGTCCGATTACACGGACCTCCTCTTCATCGATGACGACATGGGATGGCAAGCGAACGACGTCGTGCGCCTCCTCGCCTCACCACGCGCGGTGATCGGCGGCATCGGCTGCAAGAAAGTGATGTGCGCCGACACCGATCCGCAGAAATGGTGTCTGCGCACGCTCGGCGGCCAGATCCGCCAGGACGACATGGGCGCGATCGAAGTTGAAGCGGTCGGCACCGGGTTTTTGAAAATCGAGCGCTCGGTCTTCGAGCGGATGCAGCTAATACACCCGGAATGGAAGCGCCGCGGGTGGCCGAACATGCCGGCCCCGACGCGCGAGCAGTATTACGAATTCTTCCGGTTCTCGCACGAGGGCGAAGAGGAGTTTGGCGAGGACATCGGATTTTGCCGCGAGTATCGATCGATGGGCGGCACTATCTGGATCGATCCGACCATCAAACTCATTCACGTCGGCGAGCACGAATACACCGGAAATCTCGAGGCACTGCTAGAGGCGCTGCCCGAGCAGCGAGTCAGCCCCATAGGAGCGTTGGAATGAACATTCGGCAAAAGGGTTTCACACTGATTGAGCTGATGATCGTCGTTGCGATCATCGGCATCCTGGCGGCCATCGCGATCCCGGCCTATCAGGATTACACGATCCGCTCGAAGGTCACGGAGGGCCTGAGCATCGCATCCGCCGCCAAGGTCGCGGTCGCCGAGGGCTACCAGGCGAACGACATGGCGGGTGTGGCCGCCGCCGGCACGAGCTGGAATGCGGCGCAGAAGCCAACCAAGTACGTGACGAGTGTCCTCATCACGGCGACCCCTCCCGCCGGCGCCGCGGGCGATGGCGTGATCACGATTGTCTTCAGCCCGAACGTGCCGCAGATCAGCGCGAAGACGATGGTGCTGACGCCCTACGTCAATGGCGCACCACTCGCAGGCGGCCTCACCGGCGCGATCGATTGGGCCTGCGCCTGCACGACAGCGGATGCAGCAACCGCGGCCGGGCTCGCGAACGCGGTCAAGGGCACCATCGATCCGCGGTACGTGCCGACCACCTGTAAATGAAGGACGCGGCCATGACCGGCAATCAGATTGTGAGATTGACGCGCGACATGCGACCCAACGGGCGCGCGGGGGATGACGTCGTGCTGCCCGCCGCAGTCGCCGCCGAGCTCATCGAAAAGGGCGACGCGGAAGATCCGCGCCCGTTCCCGCCGGCAGATGTCGCGCCGGCTGTCCCTACGGGGAAAGACGGACGGCCGCAGCTCACGCTGCGCCGCCCGCGCCCCTACTTCACGCGCAAAAAAGGGTGAGCGATGAACCTCCTTAACCTGACAATCACGACCGCGATCACGGCCACCGTAACCCCGGCCGCGCAGATGATGGTCTCGCCGCGCAACCTCACCGTGCAGGCGAATTTCACCTACGGCTCGGGCGGCACGACGGCGGATGCCTACCTGCAGACGAGCCTCGATGGTGGCGTGACCTGGTGCGACATCGCGCAGTTCCATTTCACCACCGCGAGCTTGCGCAAGGTTTTCAATCTCAACGCTCAAACGCCTGTCACCACTCAGGCAACGCCAAGCGACGGCTCGTTGGCGGCCAACACCTCGGTCGACGGCATTTTGGGCCGACTCTTTCGCGTCAAATACGTGACGACCGGCACCTATGCGGGCGTCACGACGCTCTCGATCGATATCGCGACCGATCAAGTCACCAACTAGTCGTGACGATTCAGTACGTCAGCACCGTGCTCGTCGCGGCGACCGCGACGCCGCCGGCAGGCCCTTATGACCTGACGGACCTTGCGACCGTGCACGATGAGCTGTCGATTCCGACGAACGTCACCACGGATGACGGGTTTCTGCAGCGTGCAATCACGCAAGCCTCGACGGCGATCTGTAGCTATTGCAATCGGGTGTTCGCGGTCGAAGCGGTGCAGGACTTGTGCTACATCCAGCAAGACCCGTATCCGTTCCAGCTGCCAGGGGGCTTGAACCCGCTGCAGCTCACGCGCTGGCCGCTCGTGGATTCCGCCGTCGTCGCCTTCGCCGGCAACACTCATGGCTCGACAACGGTCGATGGGATCGCCAGCACCGCGGGGCTCGTCGAAGGCACGCTCGTGTTTGCCGACGATGGGAGCCTCCCGGCCGGGTGCACGATAGCGACCGTGGCCGCGAACTCGATCACGCTGAGCGCGGCGGCAACGTCGAGCGTAACCGGCCAGTCCTTCATCACGGGCCTTCAGGTCGTGCAGACCCTTTCCGTGGGTGAGCCGCAAACGCTCGTCTATGGGACCGACTTCACTATCGATGAGCTGCACGGCTGGCTCTTGCGGTTGAACCCCTTCACCGGCGTGACGCAGAAATGGGAAGCGGAGCCGGTGGCCGTTCAGTACCAGGCGGGCTACGCAACCGTACCGGCGGACGTGATTGACGCGACGCTGCGTCTCGTCACGCAGCGCGTGAAGTCGCGCGGGCGAGATCCGGTGCTCGTCGAGCAGACTCAGCCGGGCGCACTCGGTACGCAGCGCTTCTGGGTCGGCAATCTCCCCGGCCAGAACAGTGCCTTCGCGCCTGAGATCCTGAGTCTCCTGCAGCCCTACCGCGTGCCGGTCACCGCATGACCGTCGTCACTCGCGGCGAGCGCGAAATCTCGCAGCGGTTCGATGAGTTTCCGACGGCCGCGCACGAGCGCTTGAGGCAACGCATCACGCGCCTGGTCGATGAGCTTCAGGAGCGCGCTCAGGCGGCCGCGCCCGAGCGCACCGGGCAGCTCAAGAGCGAGATAACCGGGCGTGTCTTCGCCGACAACCCGCAGCGCGTCGCTGGCTACGTCGGCATTCAGGCGCCGTCCTCCAACGACTACGCGAAGGCGGCGGCGCTCGAATACGGCGTCAACAAGCCGCGCAAGATCGTCGCCCGCGCTGGCCGCGCACAGCGCCGCATCATCGAGCGGCTGTCGAAGACCGTGCACATGCGCGCGTTCCGATATCTGCGCGACTCGATCGAAGCCATGCGGCCGGAGATCGAGAGCGAGCTGGCGGCAGCACTCAACGAGACCGCGGAGGAGTAAATGGCCGGGCGCCCGACGCGCGAAGCAGTGATGAACGCACTGCTCTCCGCGCTTGAGGCGGTGGTGCAGATTTCCTTCACCGCCAACACGAGCATCGGCTCGCCCGTGCTCGGAGCCCCAAGCAGTACCGCCGGGCTCTTTCTCGGGCTCCCGGTATTTGGCGTCGGCATCCAGCGGGGCGCGGTCATCACGCTGCTGTCGCCGCTCACCTTGAGCCAGCCGGCGACCGCGAACGGGACGGCCGTTGCATTCGAGACCGGATTTCTCACGGCCTCGCGCCGCTTTCAATGGTGGACGCAAGTCACCGCGCAGCCGGCGCTGTTCCTGCGCGATGGCGATGAGGAGCTGACGTGGCCAAACACCACGCTCTCGCTTCAGACGCTAAAAGCCGAGGTCTGGATCTACAACAACGCCGGTCAGAACCCGGATCTCGCACCGATCACGCCACTCAACAATTTGCTGGATGCGATCGACACCGTGTTCGCGCCGGATCTGCCCGGCACGAATCGCTTCACGCTCGGCGGCCTCGTCTATTGGTGCCGCCGGCATGGCAAGACCGAAAAGCTCCCCGGCGATGCCGACGGCCAGGCGATCGCAGTCGCCGACGTCGAAATCATCGTCCCCTGACTTTCCGCTCGGGCTCGCCTCTTGGGCAAAGGCGCCGGGCGCAATGCACCTGAACGCCCGCATACGAGGGTTCATCCATGTCAAACACCAACACCGTCCCGCAAGGACTCTTTGGCCCCGGCATCCTGTGGCTGACGCGCACCGATGTCGCCAACGCAACGCCCGTCAACGTCGGGTACGTCAACGAGTTTTCGACCGATTTCAGCTTCGAGACCAAGCAGCTGTTCGGTCAGAACCAGTTCGCGCTCCTCGCCGCGCGCGGCACCGCAAAGTCGACCGGCAAGATCAAGGCCGCGACGATGTCGGGCATCGCGCTCAACTCGATGCTGTTTGGCGGCACCTGGACCGCCGGCACGCAGTACGACGCCACGGTCGATGCGAATGTCGCCTGTCCGGTAACCCCGTTTCACGTCACGCCGACCCCGCCCTCCTCGGGCACGTTCAATCAGGATCTCGGCGTCGTCAATGCGGTAACGGGTGAGCCGCTGACGCTCGTTACGGGCACGCCGACGCTCGGCCAATATGCACAGTCGGCCGGTGTCTACACGTTCTCCTCGGCCGATAACGTCGCGGGCACGATCGTCAACATCAACTACGCCTACACCTACACGAGCGGCGCGACGGGCCAGAATCAGACGATCGTCAACAACCTGATCGGCACCACGCCGACCTTCCAGCTCGACTACAAGACGATCCTCTACGGGGCGACGTACTACCTGCGGTTGTTCCAGGCGATCGCCTCAAAGTGGACGATGAATCACAAGATCACCGACTTCGCGATGCCCGAATACGATTTCGAATTCTTCGCCAACGCATCGCAGAACATCGCGATCTTGAGCCTCGCGACTCAGGCGTAAAGCAAAACGCCGGCACCGGCAGGCCGGCCCTCCCTATGGGGCAATCAAGCGCTGGCTTCACAGCCAGCGTTCGATTTTGGGCGGGCGGGAATTGCCGGTTCCCGCTCGCCACCCGCCCCTACAAGGAGCCTTCATGGAGACCCTCAGCATTACGCTCGGTGGGCAGACCTACTCAATCAACAAGCTGACCATCGGTCAACAGATGGCGTTGGGTATCGGCGTTGCTTTGCCGGAATCCCCCGACCCGCAGGACAACATCCGGCGCGCGTTCGAGCGCAACCTAAACATCATCGTTGCGGCGCTCTCGAAGAATCATCCGACGATGACGCGCGAATGGCTGCTCGAAAATTGCACGGCGACCGGCGAGGAGCGGCGTGAGGCGGTCGACAAGATTCTCGACTTCGCGGGCCTGATCCGCGCGGAGCCAAAGCCGGGGGAAACGGCGGGGGCGCCAGCGGCATCAAATGGAGCTTCATTGTCGGGCGCCTCGCCACAGCCCTGAAGAAGCTCCCCGCCGAAGTCATGACGATGACGCTCCCTGAATACTTCGCGCTGTGCGAATACTGGCGTGAGGCGCCGCCCGAACACGAAGTGCTCGCCATGCTTGCGAGCGTGTACACGACCTGGGAGCCCGAGCGGCCGCCCATGACGGAAGCCGAGGCGGTCGCCGCGCATCGCAAATCGCTCGAAGACCGCTGGCGCGCGGGCGCGATGAATCCGGCGCAGATGCTGGCCGCGCTCGGCGGCCGCGGCATCGCGGTGGGGGCATCGGGCGTGGCGAGCGCCGTCACTTTCGATCCCAAGCATCCGCCTGGGGTCGGCCCTTTCCCCGGAGCGCACTAGATGGCCGACAACAATCTTGCCGTCAAAATTACCGCGGACGTCACCGACCTACAGGTGAAATTCGCGGTCGCGCGCGCGGAGGTCAACGGCCTCACCGCCGAGATGAACAAGCTCGCGCGCGCCTCCGCGGCGGGCTTGATCGATCCGGCCGGCTCCGCGCGGCTGCGCCAGGTGGCGGGCGATCTCATCCACGCTCGCGGCGAGGCGGGCTCGCTCGCCGGGGCACTGGAACGCGCGGGCGTGTCGTTCGGCGGCATGGGCGGGGCGGCCGGCTCCGCGCATGTCTCGGTCGGCATGGCCTCGCGCGAGATCCGCTCACTCTCAAACGAGCTGTCGCGTGGGGAATTCGGCCGCGCCCCGATCACGATCGCGCGCCTGGCGCACAGTCTTTTTGAGGTATCGCCCGCCGTCATGGTCGCGGTGGGCGCCTTCGCCGGCCTTGCCGCGGGCCTCGCCTACGTCATCGTGCAGGCGATTGCCGCGCAAGCCGCGCTCGATCGCATGCAGATCGGCGCCGCGTTCGTCGGCAACATTGAGCTCACCCGCTCGA